ATCACGCCGCTGACGAATGGCGCTACGCTTGCATGTCCCGACCCTATGTGAGAAAGTCTGCCGAAGAGTCAAAGCCACGTTTTCTGCATGAAATGACTGCAAATGACGTATTTTGGCCGAAGAAACAGTCCAACAAGCTTCAAAACGACAGGATTTGACCGATGAATGTTCAGCCGTTCACCCCCTTGGTCGGCCAGACGCAGGCAATCCTTGCGACAGCGACTTCCCAGTTCATCATGCTTACCGCTGGCGGCGCGGCGGTCAACTGCATCCTTGTGTTCAATGGCACGACGACGCCAATTGCTGTACGCACTGGTTTAGCAATTGCCGGCGCAGTGGTGGCCGTGGCTCCAGTCGTTGGAACGCCCGGGGATATGGTTATCGCGCCTGGCGCCTATAAAGTGATCAGCAAGGGATATAACGATACAGTTGCTGTGGTTACCGCTATTACCGCCGGAACTGGCGATGTCTATATCACGCCAGGAGAAGGCCAATGAGCATCGATACCATTCTGCTGATCCTAGCCGCTGTCTGCTTTGGTGTAGCTGCTTGCGGGTTCCCTTCACGCATCAACCTGATCGCGCTGGGCCTGCTGTTCTGGGTCATTACACTGATCCACCATGGCTGAGTGGTCTGGCAGCGCACCGGAAGTGATTGAGGGAGAACCTGTCACCTCAAACGATGATGTGCGCAAGTACGTTGTGGAAATTGAGGTTTACGACCGCACATCGCAGAAATTCCGCACGCGAGGCAACAAGATACTTCGTCGCTACCGTGACGAGCGCCGGCAGGCCGACGAAGATCAGATCAAGTACAACATCCTATGGAGCAACATTCAGACGTTGCTCCCGGCCTGCTACGCGAAGAATCCCAAACCCGAGTGCGAGCGGCGTTTTAAGGACGACGATCCGGTCGGGCGCGTGGGCTCGGAGATTTTGGAGCGGTCGATCACTTATTACATGGATTGTGGAGACTTCTTCGACTCCGCCCGGTCGGCGACGCTGGATCGTCTCCTCCCAGGTCGCGGTCAAATGTGGGTGCGCTACGTGCCTCATTTCCGTGATGTCGACAACGATTCGGACGACGCAGGAACGCCAGAAGTAAAGCAGGAAGGCCCTGAAGTCACCGATAGCTCTGACGAGATGGTGGAGCGCGATGCTTCCATGATCGGTTCGGACCCCTCCGATGTAGAGGATGGGCAGGAAGTCGAATATGAGGAAGTGTGCTGCGATTACGTGCACTGGGAGAACTTCGGGCACAATGTGGCGAGGACGTGGGACGAGGTTTACCTCGTCTGGCGCATGGTGTTCCTTGACCGTGATGAGCTCATCGAGCGATTTGGCGCCGACTTGGGCAAGCGCATCCCACTGGACTACTCGCCGAAGAATCTCGCGGAAGAGAAGATCACGCAGGAAATGAAAAAGGCGACTGTCTACGAAATGTGGGACAAGCGTTGCAAGAAAGCCTTTTGGGTGAGCAAGAAAGTTCCGGAATTCCTGGATGAGCGAGATGATCCGCTGAAACTGGAGAAGTTCTTCCCATGCCCGAAACCTCTGCTGGCCACGGTAGCTAACGATTCGATCCTGCCCACAGCGGATTACAGCGAATACCAAGATCAGGCACGGGAGCTAGACGCTCTCACGGCGCGTATCGCGGCGGTCACACGTGCGCTGAAGGTGGCCGGCGTGTACGCCGCAGACGCTACGGGCATCGACCGGCTTCTGTCGGAGGGAACCGAAAATCAACTGATCCCCATCGAGCAATGGGCGATGTTCGCGGAGAAGGGTGGCCTTAAGGGCGTCTTTGAGCTATTCCCCATTCAGGATATCGCCCAGACGCTTCTGGCCATGTATCAGGCTAGGGACAAGATCAAGGCGGACCTTTACGAAGTGTCTGGCATGCCAGATATCATCCGGGGCGCCAACGATCCGCGTTCTACCGCCACTGCCGAAAGCATCAAGGGGCAATATGCCTCGATCCGCTTGCGATCAGTTCAGGACGAAGTGCAGCGATTCATGCGCGATATGATTCGCCTGATGGGTGAGGTCATCGCTAACCACATCAGCTATCAGACACTGGCGCAAGTCTCTGGCGTGAAATTGATGACGCGCATGGAGAAGATGCAGGCCCAGATGCCGCAGCAGCAATACCAGCAGGCAATGCAGCAATATCAGGCAGCTGGCCAGCACGTGAAGCAAATGCAAGTCTCTGGCCAGCCGATGCCGCCGGGATTCCAGCCGCCACCGCCCCCGCAGCCACCACCGCCGCTTCCCGCTGCTGTGCAGGAGCAGCTGTCGGAGCCGTCCTGGGAAGATGTGGAGGATATGCTACGCAGCAATGCGATGCGCACCTTCCGACTGGATATCGAAACTGACTCCACCATCGGCGACGATGACGAGACGACCAAGCAGCAGCGCCTTGAGTTCCTAAAAGTGCTGGGACCGTTGATTGCGCAAGCCGTTCAGGCTGGCGAAACCAACCCGACGATGGTCCCGATGATGATCGAGTCGATCAAATGGGCGGTACGGGCGTTTCCACAGGCGCGGTCGCTGGAAGGCATCATCGATCAGACCTTGGACTTGCTGGCCAAGCAGCCGCCACCGCCAAAACCGAACCCCGAGGCCATCAAAGCGCAGGCGCAACAACAGGCGCAGCAGGCCAAAATGCAGGGCGAGCAGCAGATACAGCAGATGCGCGCCCAGACGGATCAGCAGATTGAGGCCGGAAAGGTGCAGGGTCAGATTCAGGTCGAGAACGTCAAAGCTCAGGCGCAGATTCAGATTGGCCAAGCGCAACAGCAGGCGCAGGCGGCGCAGGCGCAGCAGGAGAACGAGCTGGAGGCCAAGCGCGACTTGCTCAAGGCCCAGACGGAAGTCCAGATCGCGCAGGTCAAAGGTGATGTGGACTTCCGCATTGCGGTGGCCGTGGCGCGCATTCACGCAGAAGCTACCATTGCAGCGGCGCGAATCAACTCCAAGACATCCCCGAGCGATGGCACGGCGGATCTGGCCTACCAGGAACTGCATGAGACAGAGGCCGGCAATGGGAAGGCGATGGTCAGTGGGCCGGGTGAGCCGCCACCACAGCCGCAGGAATCTAACCATGCCGATCTATGAAGTAAAATGCGGAATCTGCGGCGATATTCAGGATATCGTGCGAAAAGTCGCCGAACGAGAAAGCCACTTGCCGGAATGCTGCGGAAGGAAGATGCATAACATCATCTCTGCGACGCGGATTAACGTGGACATCACGCCCTATCGTCCTGTCGCTGTTGACAAGAAAACCGGGGAACGCCCGCTCATCACGTCCAGGCACCAGCACCGAGAATTTCTGAAACGAAACGATTACGTGGAAATGCCCGATCTTCCCAGGAAGCGCGAGGTACGGGGAGATTTCGACGTTAAGAAAGAATTGATAGACGCCACCAAACAGGTATTGGGGAAACTGAAATGAGCAGCGAGAACGAGCGTTCACTGCGTGATGAGCTGACCGAAAACCTACAGGAGTCGCAGGAGCGCATGCGCGATGAGGTAGGGCGCTTCGCCAAGCCTGATGAGGCTCCCATTGATCCCGTCGCGGAAGACGTGCTGGTTGACGCGGATCCACCTGCTGATGAGGTCGTCAAGCCGGAGCGCGTGAAGACCGGGAAAGAGGCGACCGCTACCAAGCCCGATGAAGACGCTTTCCCGGCATCGTGGAAAAAGGATGTGGCCAAGCACTGGGAGAAAGTCCCCAAGGAAGTGCGCCAATATATTCGGCAGCACGAGGAACAGACCCGCATTGCGATGACCAAGCAGGACGAGGACCGCCTGACGGGTAAATCCGTGCGCGAGGTCGTCACGCCTTATATGGCCATGATCCAGGCCGAAGGCGGAACGATCCAGACGGCGATGCAGAATCTGCTCAATCAAGCGTATATCTTGCGCCGTGGAACGCCTGAGCAGAAGCGCGCTCTTGTCATGGGAGCGATTAAGACGTATGGTATCGACGTAAGTGAACCGGCGAGTACACAGCAAGGCTGGGTCGATCCTCAAGTATCTGCGCTTCAACAGAAACTCGCAGAACTGGAAGGATGGAAACAGCAGCAGACTCAGCAGGCTCAGTATCAAGAGACGGCCAGTATCAATGGCCAGATTCAGCAGTTTGGGTCTGATCCAAAGCACGAGCATTTCCAGAATTCCAAGGTGCAATCCATGATGGGTGCCCTTCTGATGAACGGACAAGCTCAGTCGATGGAAGACGCTTACGAGCAGTCAATCTGGGCCATTCCTGAGCTACGTTCGACGCTGATCAACAGCCAGCAATCGGCAGATCAAGCGAAACGGGCGGCAGAGGCGAGAGCCAAGGCCACAGCAGCGCGTAATGCTTCCGTAAGTGTGCGCGGTTCGTCGTCCGGTTTATCAGGATCACAGGCCGTCGCTCCCAAGGGTTCATTGCGCGAGGAACTTCAGGCGGCATTCGCTGCCTCGAAGGATCGCTAACCCCGTTAGGAGCCCACCATGGCACTCATCAACCCGAGTACCACCCTCACCGAAATTGTGACCACGACCCTGCGCAATCGCACGGGTAAGCTGGCCGATAACATCACCAAAAACAACGGTCTGCTTTTCCGTCTGAAGGAAAAGGAGAACGTCAAGCCTGTCTCTGGCGGACGCACCATCGTCCAAGAGCTAGAATACGCCGAGAATGGTACGTACAAACGCTATTCGGGCTACGAGGCGCTGAACATCAGCCCTTCGGATGTGTTCACGGGTGCTGAGTACAATTACGCTCAGGCCGCCGTCGCTATCTCGATCAGCGGACTGGAGATGATCCAGAATGCTGGTGAAGAGGCCATCATCGATCTACTCGAATCGCGCATCAAGAACGGTGAGAAGACGATCACCAACAACATCGCTTTGGACTGCTATTCGGACGGTTCGGCGGACGGCGGTCGCCAGATCGGCGGATTGGCACTGCTCGTTAGCAAGACCCCGGCGACGGGCGTCGTTGGTGGCATCGATGCTTCCACTACGATTGGCACGTTCTGGCGCAACACGGCGTTCAGTTCAGCCACAAACGGCGGCGCGCCAGCGACCTCAGCCAATATCCAGTCGTACATGAATCAGGTCTGGGTCCAGCAAGTACGCGGCGCCGATCATCCCGATCTGATCGTGGCGGATAACAACTACTACCGCCTATACCTGGAATCCCTGCAGGGCATTCAGCGCATCGGTGATGCAAAGATGGCCGATGCCGGCTATCAGGTATTGAAGTATATGAACTCCGACGTTGTGCTGGATGGCGGCTTCGGCGGTGGCGCTCCGGTAAACACCATGTATTTCCTCAACACCGATTACATCTATTTCCGTCCGCATGTTGATCGGTTCTTTGCCCCGCTGGGCGATGACCGCTATGCGGTGAATCAGGACGCGATGGTGAAGCTGATCGGCTTTGCCGGCAACATGACCGTCAGTAACCGCCGCTTGCAAGCGGTCCTCTCGGCCTAAGGAGAATAACCATGGCATTTGTAGCTTATGATCCGATTCTGGGTGAAGTTGACCTCAGTATCGTAGACAATGGC